GACTCATAATCCGTTGGTGCCGAGTTCGACTCTCGGGGGGCCCACCAAATAAATCAAGGGGTTACGTTAAAACGTAACCCCTTTCTTTTTTAAAGGTTCAACAAAAGTACAACTCGTCCGACGATGAAAAACTATCCGTGCGCCAAATTGACAAACGCAGGGGCAATGCCGTGTGATGAAGAACTCTTGCAGACGGTGAACACCCGCCCTTTATCACAACCCTTTTGGCAGATCTTTCCTAGGGCCACCATTCAAATCCAGATTGGCAATCTTCATCGCTCGACTACAAGTTTCGTTCTGAGACTTCCCTTGACAATACGTCAATATAAATTCTTGCAGTGGCATCTTCTTATCCTGAACGGTAATTATCCGTGTTCTTATGACTTTGGGAAACGCGTTAGCCAACCAGGCAGCTTTGGGTTTGGGGGCTGGAGTTTCAACAATCTCGCCATGTATATCGACTTTGGGAACCCCATCTTTATCTACACTGCTATCGCACGCGGCCAGCGACAAGGCCAATAACAAAATCGTAATTAAGCGAATTTTCATATTCATCCTTAGTTGTTTTTAAATGATCGAAGCGAAAAACGATAACCCCTCTATGCGCCTTTGTTTTTCAAGACTGCCGAGAAAGGATTCAAACGGCGAGATTCCTCTAGGTGATCCGGGGCCAAGTGCGCATACCGCATAGTCATTGTGATTGACTGATGCCCTAGTATTCGCTGTAGGGTCAATATGTTTCCACCGCCCATCATAAAATGACTGGCATATGTGTGGCGCAAAATGTGCGTAAGTTGACCATCAGGCAGTTCGATTTCTGCTTGCTGAATTGCATAACGAAAAGCATTGTATGACGGTTCAAAAAGAGAGAATCTAGCGCCATCTTTTTTTTCCGTATGGTGCGTTTTTTTATGCTCAAGCAGATCAGCATCAAGCTCCTGTGGTATCGGGATGGTTCGCGTTCTTTTTCCTTTTGTGTTGACGAACTGTATGCCTGTACTGGTTACATGCTGTGATTGCAGGTTTTCAGCTTCGCTCCATCGAGCACCAGTCGCCAAGCATATTTGGGCGATTATCAAGACGTGTGGGTTCGGCGATTTCTCAAGCTCTGCAAACAATGTTTTGACCTGGCTCGCCGTTAAGTAGCTTAGTTCGACCTGCTGCATTTTGAATTGCCGAACGTTTTTCAGTGGATTCTCTCTTTTCCAATGACCGAGCCGTATTAGCTCATTAAAGACGCTTCGCAAATATGAGTGTTCACGATTAAGGGTGCTTTGCGAAACGCCGGTCTCAAGCCTTTTTTTCCGATAGTCGGCAAATTTTTCGGCACTAAAACTTGATGCAGCCGGATTCTCAAGTGCTTCGCACATCTTCTTTAGCCGCGCTAGCGTGTCTTCGCCAGAAGTCAATCCTACGCCATGCAGTTCATACCATGCGTCGATCAGCTCATTTAATTTTCTAGGATCTTTTTTTGGCGGTAGCCAGTCGGGGTTTTCTTGATTTTTTGCTCGTACATGGCGTTCCCATGCCAAGGCTTCTGCTTTAGAAGGAAACGTCTTTTTGACGCGTTTCCCTCCACGACCTCCCGGTTGAATATTCACCTGCCAACCAGTTTTAACTTTCGTGATCGCCATTTCTTATTTGGAGGTAGGCACATAGAAAAGGTCAAATTCATCTTGATGCTTAGTTCTAGGATCTGTACCAAGTACAGGTGATGTTCGTATCCCTCTTTCTTTAATTTCTTTTTCTTTCTTTTTCCTTGGCCGCTTGCCCGAATTTCTTATGTACTCAAGAAGAGCCTTACGCGCTTCCTCTCGCCGATTCCATTGCTCTATTAAATCTGCATATTTTCCTGAATCCGAGATTTGATATGCGGTCTCACATAAGGGGCTATCCCACCACCGTCCTCCCATTGGGTTAATTCTTTCTGCGGCGCTCAAACGTTCAATTTTGTTTTCTGAACTCACTCCTGACAATAAAAATAGATCATTAAATAGCTCAAGCTGCGCACGAAAATAGCTTTCGCTTTCAGCGCCAGAATATATGGAACGCTCAGGAAAAGTTTGTGCGTTTAATGGCGCTACATGACCATTGAGTGCATCTGTTATTCCAGTCGTCAACCAGAAAGCGTGGTGTGGCCACATACGAGCAAGTCCCTCAAGCATATCAGACGTAACTCGCTGCTCGCGCGCATACACTTTTCTCCATCGTTTAGAAGAAATATTTGTCCTTTCTCCTAATCGCTCCCAAAATCCGTGGCCGCCAATTCCAAGCGCCCTTTTTGTCTTTTCAACAAACCCAACTTGCGTTTCGTCTTGGAAGTCAACAGGCGCCTGATTCCCTGCGTGATAGCGCAACAAAAGAATTACACGATCTTCGATAGTTGTTGACATAGCCCCTCAACACGTGTCTAATGCCCTAAAATATACATATATCCTATTTTAGGACAATTTGATTTTTTAGGCATTTGTTATTTCCGTTAGTCATATTATGAATACAGAAACTAGCTTTGTCACGCACCCGTTGTCTAACTACAGCCCCCTGTTAACTCGCGAACGTTTCGCAGAAGCAATAGGACTTCCTCTTGGTGTCATTGTAGGTTGGTGCAATAAAGGTCTGATACCTACATTTGGCGTCGGCAAATATTCACTCGTAAATGTCGCGCTGCTCCAAAAGCAAGCTCTAAACAAGGAGTTCGAATGACTTCTCGGACTTCTTACCAAAAAATTATCGACACTCGCCAACGGGACTTTTGGCCGGAGTTGCGCAATCCATCAATGGTGCAGTTTGCACGGCTTTTCCCGCCCGCCCCTGCGCTTGCTGCCCGCAGCGCAAGCGAGGACGGCAAAGCAGGGGCGGAAGGACTTTACGTGCTAGTTACACGTAAAGTTAGTCTCACGGATGAGACTCAGACCGAAAGTGGGGCGCAAAAATGATCCCCATTCATGTCGATTGGGCAACAGTTCGTCAAGATTTCGGGCCGGACGGTGCGCCGATTATCAACGGCGGCAAATATCTGAGCATCGACAGCGACGGTGAAATTGATTATGTCGTTGAAAAACGTGTCGGTGTCGAAGGTTCGTTCGATAGTCGCTGCGAAATCCGTTCAGACGGCTCAAGCGTTGAATTCAGCGGCAATATTGCCCGATTTAACCGTCGAGACAATTTATTTGGCTACGGCTGGGAAGAAACCATTCGTCGTATCAACGAGCTTCTTAATCTCTACTCAATCCCACCTTTCACAAGTGGCAAGCTGTTCCGTTTTGCGGACACTGGCTGGACATGGACAGGCGCATACGCCACGCGCATTGACATCACGATGAATTATGCGACTTTTGCAGCGCAAAACGCACAAGCGGTCTTGCGTGCGATGGCGGCTCAGCATATCGGACGTCAAAAAGGACAATTGTCGCCAGATGGCGCGACCGTCATGTATGGCTACGGCAGTAAGTATGTGAGCGGCAAGCTTTACTCAAAATACGTTGAATTCGTGAATCACTTGCGCCGCAAAAGCGGCTCGCACGTCGACGAGTCGGTTGTCGATTTCTGTCAGCGGCTTGGGGTTCTGAGAGAAGAATTCACGCTCAAATCGCGATTCTTGACGCAAAACAACCTGCGTTATCTGGGCTCCATCACGCAAGACAAATTAGTTGAGGTTTTTATGACTCGTTCTCAATTCAAACGACTCGAAAAAGTGAAGTACGAAACCTTTGACGATCTACCACGCCATCTACGAGCCACATATGTAAGTTGGAAGAATGGATTTCCGATTGACCTATCAAAAGCTACGTTTTATCGACATCGTACTGCACTCCTCGAATACGGTATCGATATTTCTGTTCCATCAAATGTAGCTCATTTCCCACTTCGTGTACGCACTGTCGAAGTTGCAGCACTCGAAGCGCCAAATTGGTACCGACAGAAATTTGGTTAAACAATTTTCTCGCGCCAGGAGTCGCCGGACTGGATTACGCGCAAACAGGCGATAAGGAGATAAATCATGGCAGTTGAAAAAGTAAAAGTTCAAGGCGTTAAATTTTTCTCGGGTGCGATCGATGGTAAAAACATCGATAGCGGAAAAATCTATATCGAGGAATCGCTTGATTTCACGACAGGCCGTGCCAAAGGATATGCAAGTCAAGAATACTCGCTTGCAAATGCTGCGGCGGCACAAGCAATCATGCACAACGAATTTCCACTTATTTGCGAAGTCGAATTCATGCGTGTCACAAATGGTGATGTGAGCAAAAACATTGTTGCAAGCATTAAGCCAATTGAGCGTTCGCCGGCTGAAAAAAAGCCCGTTTCCGCTTGACCGAAGGAGATAGGTAATGGCCTCTTGCACAAAAAATGCAGATGACAATTTTTTGCAGCTTACGAGCGCAGCCCCAGAAAGCTGCAATGGTTACATTGTCTTATCGCAGAGTGAATATCAACAATTTACTCAAATGCTTGTTTCATCAACCGCACCGTTTGATTATGCCACTGCTGGTGCTCTCTGGTCGCTTGCATTCACGTTCGTGCTCGGTCTTTATCTTCTCGCTCGTTCTGCTGGGACTGTTCTGAACGTCATCCGTGGAAGGACTTAACCGTGTTTTACCGCCGTCAGTCGGTTACTGACAATCAACTTATAGGAGCTTTAAAAATGAAAAAAATCGCAAAACAATTCGCTGCTGTCGCAGTAACTATCGCCACTTCCGCATCGGCATTCGCTGCTGGCCCGGATATGACTGGTCTGACCTCGGCAGTCGATTTCGGCACGGTTACTACCGCTGTCCTCGGTATCGCTGGCATGCTGGCTGTTGTGTACGTGGCCGTGAAAGGTGCCGCCATCGGTTTGTCGATGCTGCGTGGCCGCTAATCGTTTGAGATAACACGAGAGGTGCACCGGTCCCTCTCGTGGTTATCAAACGCAACATGTATCCATTTTACGGGTGAGGCTGCAATGACGGTTAATGAGATGTGGTACTTCGGCATGTTCGTTTGGGGTTTATTGTCCGCATGGGCGGTGATAGAAGGCTTGAAATGAAAAAAATAATTCACTTCTTCTGTCTTCTCTCGCTTTTATTTTATTTGACTGTCGCACCTGTGCTTTCCCACGCACAAGCCCTGCCAGCAAGTCAATTTGCAATGGCGGTCGGGAAAACGCTTGTGACAAAAATGAAGCTGAGGGGATTCGCTGTAAACGATCCAAAATTTGCAGCAACATTATCCGCAGCATCAATTACGCTTACTGATGTTGCGGCTACTGCGGCAAGTGTCGGCGGTTCTGCTGTAATTGGGGCTGTCGGTGCGCCAGTATGGCTGACATTGCTCGCTTCGGCTGCAATTGGTTATGGGGTCAAGTTGGGGCTTGATTACTACACACCTGATCTACCCGCTCCGCAAGTTACTGGCGAACAGAATATTGAAGTACTTCCCCCGTCAAGCTCCGGCTCTTCAAACTCAGTAATTCCTACCGTTACATACAAAGAAACTGTTCAAGTTCCTAATCCGAACACATCAACGAGACCGCCAGAATTTCAAGAAGAGATTTGGTATGGTGATTCGCCTAACGTTGCAGGTATCTATGAATATTTTGAGTGGTATAACTCCATTCCACAATATGAGTCGATATATATTGCGAAAAACATCGTCGTTTCTGACGGAATTATCTATACCTACAACCAATACACGAATCAAATTAACGCAAGAAAATTGGTTACTTTTGACCAACAATCGTGTCAAGGAGGAATAGACGTAAAGCCTGCATGTACTGGGCAATCAGTTCGGCAAGAAATGATGTTCTCTTATCGGTATCCGGGATATTGTCCGGGCGGTTATTCCTGGAATAATAATGCGAAGGCGTGTACGCCCCCCCTCGTTATAACTAAAGTTCAAACAAAAACAGGCACCGTTCAAGACGTAGCAAACAATATTATTCCGCTTGATCAAAACTTAAAAGGATCACCAATAAACCCAGAGATTATCGCCAAGATCGCAAATGACGCATGGCAGCGAGCCGCTGCTCAGCCAGGGTATGACGGTGTCCCATATGACGTTTCCAATCCAATCACACAGTCCGATGTAGGCGATGCATACAACCCACAGAACAACCCGAACGGTGATCCTTATCCCACCGTCCAAGATGGCTTAAATCCTGTTAGTGCGCCTGGTCAGCCAATCGTTATAAATATCAACCCAAACACTTCACCATATTCCCCACCATCTTCTGGCGTCGATCTGGGGCCAAATCCGGGAATCCCTGAGCCTGTGCTTGAGACCACCCCCACGCCTCAGCAAATTCTCGATCCAATCCTCAACTTATTCCCGAGTTTTAGATCATTCGTTGTGCCACAGCATGCCTCTGAATGCCCTAAACCATCTGTAGACATCTTCGAAAAACATTTGGTGTTGGATACGCATTGCACAATCCTAGATCAGTCCAAACCGACGCTCTATGCGGTTATGGCCTTCGTCTGGATAGTGATCGGAATTTTCATAATTTTGGCTGCATAGGAGAGAAAAATGTATGCAATTCTCGTATCGGCCGTTAATTTCGCACTGGGTTTTGTTCTTCGCTCAGTCATTATCAAGTTCGTCGTATTTTTCGCGTTGTTTTTCATTACAACTGGATTTATAGCTGTTTTGTCTCCATTGCTGCCTGATGCATCGGCGCTTAGTAATTCTCTTGGCGGCATTCCATCAGCAGTTTGGTATTTCCTCGATTTGTTCAACGTCTCTGCTGGTATCCCAATTTTGCTTTCATCATGGGTTACTCGTTTCATCATTCGTCGAATTCCTTTGATCGGATAGTCATGAAAAATTTCCTCTATGAATTGCTTACGCTTCTAGATGAGACATCGATAGTTGCAATCGTTGTAATCATTATTTTGTGCGTGGTTATCTGGAGTTTTTATCCGCTCTTCTCGCTTCTTCGCTAACCTATGCCAATCAACGTTTACACAGGCTTGATGCGTTCAGGAAAGAGCTACGAGGTTGTCTCAGAAGTTATCCTGACCGCAATTGCATCTGGACGGAGGGTGGTCACAAATGTAGACGGGATTTCCAATGACCTCATCCGTGAATACGTTTCAGAAAAAAATAACATAGCCCCTGAAAAACTTGGCGTTGTTGTTCATGTTACCAATGCTGATGTATTCCGAGAAGATTTTTTTCCGCACTACGATGACGGAAAGGCTGCGCATACCGACACAATCGTTCAACCAGGTGATCTTGTCTGCATAGATGAAGCGTGGCGCTTTTGGGGAACAGATTCTAAGCTGCTCAAGCAGCATAAGTCTTTCTTCCTCGAACACGGTCACTTTACGCATCCTAGTTCAGGTGTTGCTTGCGATCTTGTGTTGATGATCCAAGACATGGGAACGCTGCATCGTTTTGTGAAAAATGTTGTTGCTTTCAATTTCCGAACTCATAAAAAAGTTTCTCTTGGCATGGACAACACCTACAGCGTTACATGCTGGGAAGGCTATAAACAGACCAAGCAGGTGAGAATCGGAGAATGGGTACGTCGATATCGAAAAGAGATTTTTCCGCTCTATTCCAGCTTTAAAGGCGGCGCAGAAGGAAAAACTGTCAATGTAGATAATCGACAGAATATTTTCGCAAACAAGAAATTATGGTTCGGGTTGGCCGTGGCTGTAATTTTTGGGATTTTTTCGGCTTGGCAAGTTTTTTGCTTTTTTAAGCCTGCTGATGCGAACAGCACCATCTCAACACCTAAAGCAACATCAACAGCGACAACACCTGCTCAAACTCCCACTGTTGCTCCTACAAAACCCCCTACAAAATCGTTCAGTGAGGTATGGCGCGCTTCTGGTTCAATCTATGTCAATGGCCAAGCCTTTGTCTTGGTCACTAATCAGGAAGGATCTGTTCGTTTTGAGTCACCGTCGATGTTTCAGCATACTGGATTAATACAGGTTGGCCGGGTCGATGGTGATCGAGTCACATCCTGGTCAGGAAAAGCAATAGCGGCTAGATCAGCCCCGGTTCCACCAGCATTATCGACTGGCTCATTGTCGTCAACCACACCAACAAAGAAAGAAATCGTCAAGTGAAAAAAGTTCTTTTTGCACTTCTGATCATGCTTAATGCACACGCATTCGCAAAAGAAACTCAGGCGAAATTTGATATTCGCTCAATCAATGTAGCCCAAGTGGTTCAATTTATATATTCGGAGGCTTTGAAAGATGCGTATGTGATTGATCCAGAGGTATTGACGGACAATCGTATTGTTTCATTCAGATACGATTCAAAAAAAGGGGACTTGCGAAAATTCGTTTCAGCTTTTTTTGATTCGATTGGCCTAAGTGTGTATCGTAGATCAGGAATCGATTTTGTCGCTAGGAAGAAAGCAGAAGACGAAGCGAACAAAGCCACAGATATACTTGTCTACCGACCAAAATACCGTGATGGCTCGTATCTGACGGATATAGTGTCACCGCTTGTCAAAGGCTCTTTCACATCGAATAAAGTTATTCGCGCACCACAAGGAAGCAAAGCTCCTCAGCAAGCCACGCCAACAGGTTCTGTAGCTGCAAGCATAGACCGTCGTACTGATACGCTCGTTTTTTCAGGAACTCCCAACGAAGTCGACTTATTAAAAAAAGTGCTTGAGCAAATTGACAGGCCCATTGGCGAAGTTATGGTTCGAGCGGTGCTGTACGAAGTATCATCAAGCGATAAAGATGGTTCAGCCTTCTCAATGGCACTCAATCTGCTTGCGGGTAAATTTTCTTTGGGTACTGGTGTTGGCGATTCTCTTAGTTCATTTTTTCGCTTCAAAAATCAATCGATTGATGCGGTATTTTCTGCACTTTCTACAGATAGCAGATTTAAAGTCGTCAGTACACCGTCCTTGCGCGTCCGATCAGGTGGAACAGGTCGATTTACAGTTGGTCAGGATGTGCCTGTGATAGGAGCAATTTCATACCCAGGGAACGGACAAACCCCAATTCAATCTGTCGAATACCGAAGTAGTGGGGTCATATTTGAACTTCAACCTTTAGTACACGATTCGACTGTAGATCTGGAAGTGTTGCAACAAATGTCCAATTTTGTCGTCACAAGTACAGGCGTCAACAATTCACCGACTTTGATAAAGCGAGAACTAAAAACGAATTTGAGTCTTGCTGATGATGATGTGGTTGTCCTGGGTGGTTTGGCTGAAAACAAAGAAACTGAGGGCAGCAGTGGGGCATCGTTTATGCCGAGTTTTCTGCGATCAAAAAATTCAGAGACTTCAAAATCTGAAATTCTCTTGGTGCTTCAATTAACACGGATCTAATTGGTATATCTTATTTCTTCTTAAACCAAATACGTCCATCTTTTTCATCACAATCAATTTCAAATTTATCGCCCACATTACACCCCACTTTCTGAACTAGTTCTGGAGGCAATACCAAAATCAGATCCCCAGATCCGTCACCTGCATCGAGCAGCTTCGCATCCCAATTATTCTTTTCAATCTGTTTAGACATCACAAATTCCTTTCATGCCCAATTACGCACCTTGCGGGATTCGACGATATATTGAGGTGGCGGATAGTCGCGCCGATCATTAGGCAAAATGATTGCCGTTCGTAGATTCCGTCTAAACTCTTTTAAACCACCCACAAGATTTGCTGTGGTTAGTCGCGATACCGCGACATCGCTAACTTCAATTTTATAACGCTCATCAAATGAAATTAGGTTCCGGTCAAATGCTGTGTGATGCAACTTACAGAGTGCGATTCCGTTTTTCGTTTCGTCTGTACTTGTAGCCGCCGCAACTGGAATGATATGAGCGGCATCAATTAACTCTAGCTGTACGCCGCATGCAGCGCAACGATGTTGATATGCCCCCAGGACGCGCTTACGAAAATCGGCAGCACGATATTTTCGTGCGATTTGAGCGAGCACTATTTGACGCTCATGATTTTTTACTGCGTCAATTTGATCTTCTGTTAACGTATCAAGGCTGTTTAACAGCGACATATCCGCCGCCGCCTTGCCAGTAAGATGAAGTGATTTTGCATTTAGCGCATATTCGGCGAGAAATTCTGGCCGGAAGGCAACGGCAATTTCACCGTTTTGTCGATGATAAATTGCGAAAGCACGAGTATGCGCATTTTGTAATGTGTCTTCCTTTATTTGAATTGAAGGCGATTGCGATGCCTGACCATCGTGTTTGTTGATATCAAAGCCCACAAATACTTCGTACCCAGAGTGCCATCCAAGCAGAAGTGTAGTTTCTCCGACAACCACACTTGGCACTACTCCTGTCAGTTGAACTCGGTATTCATCCTTAGCACGAGCTGCACCGCCGCCATGCGTGCAATTCCAGATGTAAATACGAACATCAAAACCTTTGTCGTCGTTACGAAACAAGCGTAATCGAAAGGGTTTGCGAGCGTCTAGAATAAGCGCTTGCCACCCACTTTCATCTACGGCGCGTAAAACTTGCTCGAGAAGCTGTTTAGGAGATAGTGTAGTAGCCATTATTTTCCTATTTCTTAATTTGCCCACATTGAACTACCTTAGGATCAAAGCGAAAGATGCTGCCATCTAAGTATTCTTGAGATAGTTCTGATGCTAGCCAACGACGTCCAAGCGTCTCAGCAACCAGGCCTGTTGTATTCGACCCGGCAAACAGATCAAAAACTAAATCTCCTTCATTTGTCAGGAACTTGATAAAGAACTCAGCAAAGCCCGAAGGGAAGCGAGCAGGATGAACCTTCAATCCGGCATTTCTGCACATTTTCTGATATGCACTATTGCTGTCAGTATTAGCTAGTTCAAGCAAATTAGGAGGAATCGCTCCGCCATTGTCCTTACTGAACTTGTCGGAAATATCATGACCGCTCGGTCGTAGTTTTGCGGTATAGCCATTTTTCAATAGCGTTTTCATGCTATCGCTGTAGGGCTTCAGCACTTTACGATTATCCGCCTTGGGGTTTTTTGACTTCGAAAGCCACCACACTACATTTACACTGTCCTTGACTCGGATACGCCGAACGTTAACCCACTCAGCTGGCGCAGGAAGCCGCGCCGGATTGTAGTGATAAAATTCTTGAGAAAGGTAGAAGCCAGTTTCACGAACAAGGCGCACTAACAGTTCGAATTGATAAATACTGCGCACAGGGAAGCCAGGCATGTATGCGCCACCCAAATCGAGTACAAATGAACCTTCTGGCTTGAGAATTCGGTGTAGGTGTCCTGCAAATCCCATAAACCAATCGACATATTTGTCCTCATCTTCATTTCCGTACTCTTTCTTCCTTTTTAGCGCAAAAGGAGGTGACGTGAGGATGAGATCAATGGAGTCATCTGGAATTTGTGGCAGTAGCTTGAGACTGTCCCCAAGATAAGCACTACCTAAAGCAGTTGCGTAGTGTAAATTTAGTTTATCTGGCATTGCCTCATCTAGTTTTGCTTTGACTAGCGTCGGCTTTTTGGGGCTAGCCTTTACCTGTTTTGTTTCAGCTAGCTTTGACTTAGTAATCATTATTTGTTTGTTTCAAAATTTCTAGTTTATTCCTGCAAGCAAGTGTACTTGGCGTGATTTTTATAAATGCGTTAATTAACCAAATAGTTCGCTGTGTGAACCCAGTCGTGCGAGCCTGAGAATGTCAGAGTTCGATTTCCGATAAATCAGCAGAAGATCGGGCTTGATGTGGCACTCACGATAACCAGCCCAATCACCACTTAGATCGTGATCGCGATATTTTGCATCCAAAGGCTGATCGACGGCCAATGCCTCAAGAACTTGTGTGAGTGCGTCATTGAGTGTGGTTCGATGCCTGCCCTTTGTCTCGCGTTTATAATCACGCTTGATAGCATTAGACCAATCAATCGTCCGCATTCAGCGCCGCCATAAGTTCAGCAACAGAATTGGATTTATTACCTTTTCCTGCCTCAAGCTCGGATATGGCCTTGCGCGTGGTGGCATTAGGAACCTTCACGTCAAAGGGTAAACGGCGTTCGGTGGCGACGCGCAGCATCAGCAGCCTAATAGCATCTGAAACAGACAACCCCATCGCTTCAAGCGCTTCAGTTGCGCGTTCCTTGGTGTTAGTGTCGATGCGAGCGCGAACGTAGGTATCAACAGTGCTCATGGTGGTACTCCTTAAATCGGTTTCAGTGCTCACATTGTAGTCCATTTGTGACTACAATGCCAGCCCCTGTTTTGATAGCAATACTGCAAATAAAAACTACGCTGTTTTGTCTCCAAAGGCTCAACAAAGGTTCAACTGCATAGTCACATAACGATTATTTAACAAGGTGGTAATAAAAAATAACCTATTGATTTATAAAGCAATAGATGGATATAGTGAGGTAACGGAGGCCAAAAAAAGAGACTCATAATCCGTTGGTGCGGGGTTCGACTCCCCGGGGGCCCACCAAA